TTTCCATAGCCTCTGCTATTGTATCGCCTTCTGTAGCGATATCAAAATCAGGGATTTCTACATAATACCCTTCTTGATCCGGTTTTAAAATAACCGGATACGCTACTTTCTTTGCCATGTTTCCGTTCCTCCTAAAATCTTGCCGTTTGATCCTTTTTTCATTTTTGTTTTTCATGAATCCACCAAGTCTGGGGCTTAAAGCCCCAGTTTCTTGATAATAGATTTAGCTAATCGCTCCTTAATCTCTGGATGTCTTGGAATTGGCTCAATTCTGTTACCATCTGTATATAGATCATGGTTCCCACCATTCCGTTTTAAATACCATCCATTTTTTTCAAGGAGTTTAATCAAATCTCTTCTCTTCATGAAAAACTCTCCTTTTTTTAATTTATATGTTCATTATACGTACAAAATGCGTATAAGTCAATAATTTTATGCGTATTTTGTACGTATTTTTATTAGCAAGAAAAAGGAACATTTATGAAGTATCGCTTCATCTAATCGTTCTAGCCTATATATTAGCCTATTTTTTGCGAACGTGACCGAACATTTTCTAATTTTCTTGAAAAAATCTTGTATTTCTCATTCTGCAGCTGTCTTCTGTATAAGCTACTCGCCTTTTAGGGTGTAACTGATTCATCTTATGTGCTACCTGCAGCCACGTCATGCCATCAATGTAATAAAATCTAAACATCATTCTTAGTTCGCTCTTCTCAATGCTATTTATATATTCTTCCGCTTGATTCATGAGTTCCAGAAGTTCATTCTCTTTTTCAATCAACATAGCTTTTCGTTTATTGAGCAGCAGTTTCTTTCTGCTAAGTTCTGGTACTGGCATACCCTCAACAACAAAGTGCTGTATTCCACCCATACCACCGCTCACTGTGTCTTTTACAGTTCCTTCTTCCTCAATCCTGCTGATCTGCTTCTCTGTTTGCAAGATTCTTTTTCTTATATCTTTTACTTCTTCAATCATGTCTGTGTATTGGATCAGTACGTTCTTGTCCACGTTCTCCCCTCCTGTTACGATTTATTATCTGCTGCCTTATCCGGTCTGTCATCTCCTGATACTCTTGTTTGTATTGTACCCGATCGGCACAAATGCCCATGCAGATTATCTCTGCACAGGCTTTGCATGGATCAATCATATCTGCCTACCGCTCTTTCTTTTCATCTGGCGGTTTCTTATGATCGCTTTTCTTGCATTTGAGTAATAAGGCCGTGATTCTTTCTCTCTTCTTCTTAATTCCTGTTCCTTTGCCTTCCAGGACAGATACTTCTCACATCCTGTCTGACAAGCAACTCTCTTTGATCCGTGTGATCTATCTTTACAATTTAGGCACGGACAATCTTTGTATGCCATTTATGTATCACTCCTTATAATTTAGTTAACGGGCATTCCGTACATGGACTGTTATCTGCAAATAAATCTTCTCTATCATTTACAATAGCTGGATACTTGCAATAGCCATCACACATCTCCTGCTTTACTTCTTCCAGAATGTCAGTTACCGTCTTTGTCCTCTCGTGATCCTCTTTCACGACACCTGTAAGATTCTCGGTGACAGTTTTAGGTTTTTCCTTCACATCATCTTCTCCTACTTTAGTTTCATGCCCGACCATCACATCATAAAATCTATCAATCTTTTTATTACACATATCCTCAAACTCACAAACTGATGTAAGATCATCAAGTTCGCATTGATCACAGCTATCATGCATATTACAAAAATTGTATAATTCATCTATCTTTTCTTCCCTTGTCATAACTCATCCCTCTCTTTCGCTGCGGCACAGAGTGACATCACTGCCACTCCTGCAACTGCTCCGATAAATAATCCGCTTAAAAATCCAATGATCATATTCTTAACACCCCTCTATTTCAAATGTAATGTTAAATTTTGCATAATCGCTCCAAGCACCAAAAATTTAATAGCTTGATAGTAATCTTTTTTTCGGTCGAAACAAAGATAGACTCCATAACACACTATTGATAATATTGTGCTTAGTATTTTTAATACCATTCCTATTGTTTCCATTTCTTACTGCCCCACTTTGTAAATCTCACATGATACTACTTCGTTTATTCCGTTATCTGTTACTTCTACATCCACGTCGTATCCATGTTTTACCAGAGCATCGATAATGATACTCTGGATGGATTCTTCTTTTGTGTGGATGTAGGCTTTTCCTAATCTTTGTCTTACTTTTCCCATTATTTTTCCTCTTTTATTTGTTTTTCCATTTTTCAATCATTTCTTTGTGTCCTTCTTCTGCCTTTTCTGCATTATCATACATATCAACGTCTAAATCCGACCAATCAATAATATTTCCGTTTTTATCGCATTTGAATACCATCGTCTCGAATCCATGATCAAATGTATAACATGTATCAATAGCAACATATCCATGGTTTCTTGTATTTACAACATTTCTTAGCTTCATCATCTCATTTTCTCCTTAACTTTCTTTAACAATTACCGATCTTAATCACTCTCTGCCCTCTGTCATATTGATTAAGTATCTTATCCAGCACTTCCACCGCTTCTGCTCTTGTTGTACATTTTTTAATGGTGTATAGATGATCTAACGTTTCGCATATTACTTCATGTTCGTCAAATGTTTTTTCAACATATAACCTAGTAGCCTGTTGTGTATTTATAACCACTACCTCACTTGTTCTTATTAACACTTAAAACCTCTCTTTCTTCTTTTAACCAAAATGAAATTCCAACTGTTCCGGCTCTGGTTCCCACTTATCTTCCCATCTCACTCCGATGTAATCTAAGACACGTCCCCATCCGAATCGTTCTCCTGTTTCTGGATCTACGCAACACCGATACATCCAGAACTCCCATTCCTTTTCGTTGCGTTCTCTTAACATATCGAAGCGATGCGGTCTTTTCTCGAGATGCACTCCAAACCCACACATCGAACATCCTGTTCTTTGTGCTTTTGTCGTATATAATGTTCCATCTGCTTTCCTCGCGATTTCTCCATAGATTTCTGGTACCGATACATTAAGATCTAATGCAAGTTGCAGTAGATCCTGTCGTAAGAATGGTGCAAATGGCGCTGATCGGATTACTGACTTCCCAAAGTAGTTGCATCCATGTTCTACTAATGCTTCTTCCCTTTGCCCACCTTCACTTGCCATTAATCCCAGAAACGGAGCACTGTTGTTCTCTTTTGCGTAGATCTCACACGGCTTTTCTTTCATGTACAAACAGCACTTGTTACTTACCTTAAATGGTGCAATCTGATAATTCACACCCTCATTCTTGTTTTCGTATCCTGCGAACAGCTGCAGCCACTTCCTCGGTAGCTTCATCCGACTGTTCTTTGCAAAATGTCCTTGTGCTCCACATTCTCCGGTTATGATCGCATGTCTGACTGTCTTATTTCTATCTGTTGGGTTCTGCAGTGTGTCAATTCGTCCTGCAATCTTCTTGCTGATCACCGGAAATCCAAACTCTTGTAAAATTTCTGTCTTTGGTTTTCCTGGTCGAAGCGAAATCACTCCAAGCTGCTTATGTACTTTGATAATGCTTTTATCTTCCAGGGATGATACTGACACTGCAGGTACATTGATCCCCCTACTTCTTAAAAACACCAAAAGCACGATGCTATCCAAACCACCTACACTTACATGTGCATTCATTCCTCTGCGATCAAGTTCTTGTATAAACTCTCTTGCTCTTAACTCTGCCCTTTTGACCTTTAACTCATAGGGCAGATTCTGTTGCGCTGTGAAGATGGCTTTTTGTCTTTTCTTTTGCTCTTTCCAATCATCACTCATCTGCCTTTGTCTCCTTCTCACACCAGATACAACTTTTGTCACATTTTCTCCGTATTATAAATTTTTGAAACTTATCCGGACATAATCTCATCTCTTTAATTGACTTACCCGTGATCTCACAGATATAACCTTCAAATTCTTTCTTGTTTACCATACTGCCACCGCCTCATGTAAATGTTCTCTTAATACGTCTGCTGCTTCGTGCTGATTTTCATGCTCCAATAACTTAATCACATTCGGTAACACTCTTCGCCCTTTATCGATCACTTCCTGGTTTGATGCAATCATTTCTGCATTCATGTCGATGTTATAACGTTTCTTTAAACCAATTGCCATGTCTTCAAATGTTACAAAATGTTCTGCGTACTGATCCAGAGATACCAGGCACATGGATTTATGATCATATGCTTCTTTGAATCTTCGAAGTCTCTTTTCTCCAAAGCCTTCGCTATCTGCCAGTGCTGATAATGCTGTTGTCATGATGTTTCCATAGAGTGTTGTTGCTAGGATTTCAAATGCTTTGTCTAATCTTGTATTGTCGATCAGTAATCCGACCCCTAACGCACCTCTAAGTTTTAATTCTTTTTCTGCTTCATCTATCCCTTTTTCTCTTGCTATTCTGACACCATAGCTCATTCCTGCCATTCTTGCTTCTTGTTCTTTATCTAATTTTCCCATTTTGATACCTCATTCATATCGACCTGCACCAGATCCATACTGGTGCCACGCCGTGCATCTCATGTTCTCTTCTTCCTGCTTCTTTAGTCTCTCGATTTCTCTCTTCTTCTCATCCAGGCACTCCTGCCGGTATTCATCATCCCATTTTTTCAACGTTGGCTGGCTGATCGTTGTCAGCTCTGACAGCTTCTTGTAGCTTATCCCTGTTGAGATGATCAGCCGGACCATTCCTTTCTTGAAATTTTCTTTATATCTCATATCGTTTTCTCAGACAGCTTGGTTCTTTACCTGATACAACGCCTTTATCTCTGATCGCTGATCTGTTATCTTTTGCCCGATCTTATAAAGTCTTGTGATTCTTCGTTTTTTGATTTGGAAAATTGTAAAAAACTAAATCTAATATTTGAGAAATTACATTTAAAAGAACCTGAAAAAATATGTTTGGTATTGATTGCTTGGTTAATAGTTACTTGAAGAATCCCTCAGGTAAAGAACCAAACTGTCTGATCGTACTCCTTTACTTATGGTATCCGGCACAATTGCCTATATAGTGCC